GAAAACGACATGGCTTATGTCGACCCCAACACAAACGAAATTAAAAAAGAATTTTACGATTATACTGATTGGGTAGACTCTTACGATATTTTTGGCAAAATTGTTCCGGGCATACAGCTAGCAGCTGAGGTTGTTGGTGGTGCAGTGGGGCTAACTCAAGGTTATAGAAAGGCACCCTTTAAACCTAGCAAGGTTGCGGGAAGAACGGGTGCAGGTATTGCAGGAGTAGCAGGCACGGGCTTGGCTGGAGATTTGGTTTATGGAGCAAGAGACATAACATCTCGCCTTGTTGGTGGACCTGAGATGAACTACGAAAAGTTAAGAGAAGATTTGATGTACTCAGGATTATTTGGTGGCGTTCCTTTGGGGATAGGCAAGAATGCATCATTAATAAGAAAGTTTGATTACTCAGGTGGCTCTGATGATNTATCAATGTTGCTACAGTTAGCTCAAGACACGGATGCTCAAACAGCAGCTCAGTGGTACAAAGAAAAAACTGGTGTAGATATTTTAGCCTCAGAAGTAAACTATGCCTTAAAAGACCCAATAAGATTGCAAAGATATATACAAAATCAAAGCAGTGGATCAAAGTTGAGAAACTTTTACGAAACTAGAAATTTACAAATTGAAGATACCATTGACTCTTATTTAGATGTATTACAAAAAGGCACATATATTACTGGCAGAGCCAGTGAAAAAATTACAGGAGTGGCAGACGCAAACCCATCAATTGCTGTTCGCAACATAAGCGAAGATGTTATTAAAGAAATGGCAAGTAAAAGAAAGGCAAGGTTTTTGCGTGAATTAGAGGTCGCCAAAGGAGAAACTGATCTTTATATTAGAAAAGAGTCAGGTGAAATGTTGCCTATGCAGGAACAGGTTCAAATAAAAGAGTTGTTAGACAACATGACTCCACAAGAACGGTCTGCATATTTAAGACAACAAGGTTACAAAGAAACAGAAGAGCTTTTAAAGATAGACACATCGCCAGTAATAAAAAAACTTGACGATATGATTAACGATGCTGACTCTAGTGCTGTAAGAATAAAAACAGCCAAAGACATAAAAAAATTATTTTACAATGCAGATGGAACGCCAAAAGATACAGTAAGTTCTTTGCATGGACTCAAGGCAGAAGACTTGGGTAACATAGTTTCAGAAGCGGGTCCCAAGGGTAGCACATCCCAAAATGCGATTGCTTCAGACATAAAAGAAACTTTAAACTTATTAATTAAAGAGTATTCACCAAGTTACAGCAGGGCTACAAAAGTTTACAATCCTGAAAAAAACCATCTTCAGGTATTAGAAAAAGGTGTGGTTGGAGTTCTTGGTAAGTTGGTTGGAGATGACATGAAGCTTGCCAAAACTGTGCAAAGAATGTTTAAAGGGCAAGCCAGTGAAAGAGAAGTCAGAGCGTTTAGAAGGCTTGTGCAAACCAAAGACCCACAAGCGTTTCAAAATCTTAAGCACATGTTCTTGTCAGACGAATTAGCAAATGCAGGAAGCTTCTTGCAATTTACAAAGAAAGTAGGCTTTGGCAATTTAGACCCAAGATATATAGATGCACAAAGAGCCAAAGATTTTGCTTTAGATGACTACACCAAAGCACTAAATGAATTTGGGCAAAATTCACAACAAGCAAATGTAGCAGGATCAAAGTTGCGAGTTGTAAAAGAAAATTTCAAAGAAGCAGAAAAATATTTAGATCAAAGAAAAAGGGTATATAAATCTTTGTTATCAGAAGAGGAGTTTGATGCTTTTGTTTTGCTTAACGATACTATACAAAGAGCAAGTTTTGTTGCAAAACAATCTGACTCTATGACTCAACCTTTTGGCGAACAAAGACAGGCAATAGTCGAAATGGGTGTTGGGGTTTTGGGCAAGGGAGCAGACTTTGCTATAAGGGTTCTTGATTTTATGCATTTAAAAAACTCAAGATCGGCTTATAAAAACAAAATTGCCGATGAAACAGAGTCTCAGATGATTGACCTATTGCTTAACCCTGAGTCTTTGGATGAGGTTGTAGAGGGATTGCAAGTAGTAAGACCTTACATTTATGCTACCGCACAAGGTGCTTTTAGAACCCCAAGTGGTTCAGGTGAAAGTAGCCTTGGAGATATAGAAGAAGAAACTACAGAGGGTCAAGTTGATCAAGCAAAAAGAAGATTACAAGAACTAGAAGTTCAACAAAAAGACAACCTTAGCTCACAACTAGATTCAGCACTGCAAGGTTTCCAACCATCAGACATGCCACTGGTTCCGCCAGCTAATGCAATCACTCCACAGCAAATGCTATCTGAGACAATACTGCCTAACCCCAAGGACAGAGAATTGGCTGAACGCCAAATGATGAGAGGTTCTGGGATTGGTTCTTTAGCTTAATTAAAGATTATCTATATCGAACTGGACTTTAGCGTCTGACCCATAAAACTTAATTGTATTTAAACCAAGCTTTATAAAGTATTCAGCCAAGAGCTTTGGCGATTTTTGTGAGCTGTTTGCTAGGTCTAGCAACTGCTCTGATAGTTCTTTNTCAATCCCAATAGCATCAACAACCTGNTNGGATTGCTGTGCGTTCCTTATTTCTTCGACAATAGTTCTAGGAAAATGTCCTGCCAACATATCTGCCTCCTAAGTTATACAGCTTCCCCCTCTTGCTGTTGGATTACCTTCTTATGATTGGTCTCTACCATTAAACGGATTTGATCAATCTTCTTTCTTCTCTCAATAGAGCAAAGCTCCTCTAGTAACTCGTATGTCTTTAAATCGACTGTTAAGGTTCTGTATCCCTTATTGTAGTCACCCATATCAATCTCCTTTGTGTGCTTAAAAGTGAATTGTACCTAATTATAATAGATTTGAACACAATATTAACACTTTATTAGCATCTTAAAAAAACATTAAATAAGTGTTAGAAAGTGTTGTAATCTTCAATCAGTTTGCTATTATAGGTGTGTAGGAAATGATTTCTACACATTGGAGAAAAGATATGACATACAAAAGCAAATGGCATGAGGCAAGAGAGCTAGAGATTGAATACAATTTCTTGCACAGAAAATTGTGGGGACATTTCCCACACCCAGTGCAAGAAAGATATTCTGATTTTTGTTGGCAGAAAAGAATTTTTGAAACTGCACCTTCTATTAAGTGTGGTTACATCACTGACTGGAAACAGTATGGCAAGACTTTAGAAGAAGCCATTGATCTTTTAAAAAGTCTCATTCTTGATGACAAACAAGATCAACAAGCAATTGTTGAAGAAGAAGGTAGCACACCATTTGAAAGGAATGGTGGTTACATGAGAGAAATGGTTGGTCTTGGAGATTGCAGATAATGAAACACTTTAACAATAGAAAATTTAGTTTGTTTAACCATATGTGTGACATCTTGTTTGAGTTCTATGAAAGAAATGGTTTAGAACACATGTGTGCTTTAGAGGCTCAAATGAGTGGTAACTACAAAACTGAAGATCAAAAAGAATGGTTGGAAAGATTTTGCAATGTTTTAGATAGAGTTGAAAACAGGAGGTAGCATAACAAGAGTGTTCACAAGTGTTGACATTCAATGCTTGTGAGCGTAAATTTAACAGAACATATTTTAATAAGGAGAAATGAATGGACCCACTGATGCTTACAAGTTTAGCCATGGCTACACTGACGGCTCAAGTGATCATCTATATCATTTACCAAAACAATAGGTAAACACATGACACAGTATAAAGATGTTGTTGAGACACAACAAAAAAAATTAAAAGAAGAAAAAGATTTAAACACTTCTGTTAGCATAGGCTGGCAAAGAGAAGAGCTTGGAAAACCTCATGTGGTGAGACACAAAGGTTTTAAAGACAGGGTNGAGTTTGAGTATTCTGATAAACGCAAAAAGCCACACACAGAATGGAAATAAATTATCCCTGTGGTTGGTTTGATGCAGAGCAATTACCAAGCNNTGACGATGACTGATTCATATATAAANCNATACGATTACAAGGGGATGTTCTGGGACGATGTTTCAAAACAATTATACACATGGGGTGAACTGCAATCTCTATTTAAAGAGAGGCAAACAAAGGGAGAAAATAATGAAGGGAAACAAAGAGATAATTAGCTTTGAGCAAGCTTTGTATGCTTACAAATGTTATTACCAAGACATGTACAACATGAGTTATGTAGAGATGCCCGATATTGTATCTTCATATGTTGGTGCTAAAGGCGGTTGGTTTTTAAGAACCCACAACGATGAAAAATTGGCTCATGTATTAAAGTCAGGACATGTTAAACTAAATCACTAAGAGAGGACCCTAAATGTTATTTAAAAAGAAAGATGATATCTTGCTGAACACTAGCAAGATGAATGCCAGTGAAATTATCGAAGTCTATGCAAGGCTAAACCTGTTTCAAAAAGCGGCACTGCTTAGGTTGCTGGTTAGAGATGTAATCTTTGAACACGGTGACGAACAAATCAGTGGACTTCAGTTCAGTGATATTGAAGTAGACGGTGCTATTATCACNGCNAANTCTGAAGGCTAAAGTTTATTAGGTAATCTACCAACCCTTCTGATTGTCATAAACTTCCAGAGTTCTGGTATNGGTCTAAGCTCATCACAATGCATGGCTGGACAGGTGCCATTACCAAAGTCAATGTCCTTAGCTTTCTCAATAAACTCTTTGCGACCAATCCAACCAGCTACATGAACTGAGTCTGGTATGTCGTGAGGTGTTACAAAGATAGCTACATCTGCCTTAAAGAACTTCTTATCTTTAAAGATTAGATGCCCAGCCTGAGCAAAGGTTGCCTTCACATCAAAGGACACATCGTTGTCCCACATATCAATGTTCTTATCTATGCCACCTTTGTGGATGTCATGGTCAATCTGGAAAACTCTGGCTACTGCCAGCTCTCCCTTCACGCCAAGCAAGTCAATGTCATGATCGCTTCTGGTTGAGTCCTTCTTTTGATTGGCTACCTTAGCAGCTCTTGCCAATTGCCAACGCAATGAAGCCGCTTGTTCGCACTCGGATAAGTCCTGTCTTGTGAATCTTACTATCATTTTTTATTCCTCAAATTGTGTATCCCAATCCTGAACATGGTTCTGGTTGTATCGTTTGGCAAATCTTTGTATGCCACATTCAACAAACGGTTGGGAAGGTTGTACATTCGCTTTGGTAACCAGTAGACACATAAGTGTGTGATTACCTCGATGCGTTTATCTTCAAAGCCATACCCTTTAAGAAAATCCTCTCTCTCTTTCTGGGTGTTAAACTTCGAAACTTCCGTAGCCCAATACACATGATCATGAACGGGTTTGGGAAGTCTCTTAGTCAATTATAAGTCTGTTAATTTAATTGGAACGATTTGGTTGTGCAGATTGTATGGAGTGTAAATCCCAGTGTCCCTACAATTGAGCAGACGCTCTAACGCTTGCTCATTAAGTGATTTGCCATACTCTATCGCCTCAGCGTCAAGCTCATACACCACATAGGGGTATGGATGGGTCTTGGCAATGGCTAAGAACTGAAACCGATCCACTTCAGTCATGCCAGAGTTCTTGGCGGCATCTAAGTAGAAAGCTGCCTGTTGATGGTAACCAAAGCTCTTGACTGATTGTTTAAAGCCTCGTGGACTGGCATCTCTGCAAGTCTTGAGATCAATAATCACATTGTCCTGTAACATGTCGAACCGGGCTTTGCACAGGTGACCAAAGTAATCGAAGACCACTGATAGTTCAGTCTGGTCCTCGCCTCTGGGTTTGAATGCATCAAGCACTTCACACCGAGCAACACAAGTGTCATACAAGTCCTGAGAGATCACACTGCGATCACCAGCCGTGGCAACAAAGTCTGCATACTCTTCTTTGCCTACCTTGGTTCTTTTGTCAATCTTTGGGGTAATGATAAACTCATCGTCAAAGACATGTGGTTCTAAAAACAAACAATGTTGTAGTCGACCTTCTACAAAAAACGATGCCTCACTGTCTGGCTTCTCTTCGTATTTGTATGCATAAGGGTCTTTCATGATGGCTGTCAGGTCGTGTGAACGAACCGCACCCAATTCATTGTATTCGGGGAATGGCATGTCTTCATACACTCCCTCTTGGTATACGACCACATCGAAACGTGGTTCAAAATCTATAATATCACCCATGGTAAATAAGAAGGGCTACTGAACCTATTTGTTTTTGGAGAATCAAATATGAAAATTATATTCTGATCCAGTAGCCCAAACCGTTAAAACGGGATATCTTCCTCGGTAACAGAGCCAGTGTTGGCTAGGTTATCAAGAGATGAGAAGTCTTCTCCATCCTTCTTCTCATACTTTTGTGATTCAGCCTTGTTAGCGGCAACTACTTCAAAAGATTCATCGATCTTTGTTTGTACCCACTCAGGCAGATCAATAAAAACATCGCACATTTTTTTGTCGTCTTTAGCATACTCGTCAACATCAAAAGCTAACTGCTCGTTGACTGTTGCAATTTTCTGCACGCCACCTTCAGGGTGATACACTGCTGTGACTTTAGGGTTGCCACCAGATGTTAGTTCCACTTCTATCTCACAAGTGCAACCTAGGATGTTGGTTAGGTCAAAACCTTTCAACTCCTCATCGGTGAATTTCTTTTTACGCCATGAGCATAAGTCTCTAAATAAAGCAGACTTCTCATTCAATGACAGGGTGTACTGCTTCATGATAGAAAAGGGTTTGCCATCAGTCATTTTATTGTCTGGAGTTTCCCAGTAAATAAAAACGCTGTGACGCTTGCTGGTTTCTCCCTCATACGTTTCGTTATGTGTGCCAACATCAACGATACGATAGCAAGCTGCTTTGTATTGACCGACAGGTAAAGATTCGTACCCACCACCATTGGACTCATTTTTTATAGTAAGTGCCATATTTATTTCTCCTCAATAAAAATAATTATTGTTAATTGTTTCCAAACAAAGTATATTGTAAGGTATTCAACATAACATAATATAGAAGTTTCATAGAGAGGGCAAGTATGGGAATAAAAAATATTAAAGGGAGTGGTCGAGAGTTCGAAAAACCTCTGACCATGGAGTCAATGGGGAAGTTTACAGAGTTCCTCAAATCACATGGCTTCGAGCCAAAGGAGGGGAACCTTGAACCTAACCCAGAAAAACCACAAAGAGCTTACACTAATGTTAATGGTAAAAGAGCCATGTCTGGTTATTATGCTTACTACGATAACTTTGGCACACCAATTGGATTTGCCTCTGATTATCGAACTGGACAGACACACAACTTCAAATTATCTGGACGGAAATCTTCCGAGGTTAACTACGAGGCTCTTGAAAAATTCAGAGAACAAGCAAAGCAAGACCAAGAACAAAAACATTTAAAGGTCGCAAAGAAAGCCAGAATGATTTGGGATGCCGCTGTTCCTTGTGACTCACATCCATACTTAACAAGCAAAGGAGTTAAGTCACACCATTTAAGAGTACACAAAGACAGACTGCTCATTCCGATTATTGATGAGACTGGCAAGATGTGGTCTTTGCAAACAATCTTTCCAGACGGCTCAAAAAGATTTTTGTCTGGTGGCAAGACAGGAGGTTGCTTCTTCTTAATAGGCACGCATCTTATTAAAGAGTCAAAGAAGATGGGGTTCGGTGAAGGCTATGCAACCTGTGCCACGATCTTTGAAGACACACAGACTCCAATGGCTGTCTGCTTCAATGCAGGCAACCTCTTGTCTATTAATACAAAGTTCATGGAATCAATGCAAGACAAAGAGTTCATTATCTATGCCGACAATGATGCAAATGGCATCGGAGAGAAAAAGGCTATAGAAGCTGCTCAAAAGTCCAACGCAGAAGTTGTGATGCCCACAGAAGAAGGTATGGACTTCAACGACCAAAAAGCTGTTACTGGCGAATTGATTACAAAGAAAGTGGATGTCCCAGACCTAATAGAGTTTGAGAAAACAACCCAAGGTAGGATCATGGCAACCACTGACAACTATCATGCGATCATGAAGTCTTACGGCATTGATTGTTATTACGATGTGATCAAGAAACGAATCGAGATCGACATCCCCAACTTTAAACCCATTGCAGATTTAAAAGACGAGGCTCACTTGGTTGAGTTAGAGAATCTGTGCATCAAGAATTTTATCCCCCATCAAAGAGTCCGTGATGCGATGAAGATCATCGCCCAAGAAGTTAATCCAGTTGCCCGTTGGATTAACAGTAAGCCTTGGGATGGTGTTAGTCGTATTGCGGATTTCTGCGATACCGTTTCAAGTGAGGACACAGTCCTAAAGAACATGCTCATGAGAAAGTGGTTACTGTCTTGTGTGGCAGCTGCTTACGAGGTAGATGGCGTATCACTGGAAGGGTTGTTGGTATTCCAAGGCAAGCAGGGACTCGGTAAGACGTTGTGGTTTAAGAGACTGGCTGACTTTAATAAAGGTTGGTTACTCGAAGGAGCAACGCTTGACCCTAAAGATAAAGACAGCGTAAAGAAAGCCGTGAGTCATTGGATCGTGGAACTCGGAGAGTTAGAGTCTACCTTTAAGAAGGCAGACATCAATCAACTGAAAGCTTTCATCACCTCACGCTCTGATGAGATGAGGCTACCCTATGATAGAACCTTTACCAATTACCAGAGACGCACAGCCTTCTTTGCCTCGGTGAATGAACCAGAGTTCCTCATGGATGGCTCAGGCAACAGACGCTTCTGGTGTATTAAAGTAACAGACATCAATCCGCACCACGGGTTAGACATGCAACAGGTCTGGGCAGAAGTTAAAGACACCTTATATAAAGAAGGAGAAAAGAACTGGTACCTGACAAGAGAAGAGAGAGACCTACTGCAAGAATCCAATGAAGGTTTCAGGACACAGGGTGCAGTCGAAGACTTGCTCATGCAACATGTAGACTTCGAGGCACTGGAGACAGAGAAGAAGGCTTGGCAATTAACTGCTATGCTTAGAGCATTAGGAATAAGGAATCCAAGGAACATAGACTTTAAAGATGCATCACGGGTTTTAACGGAGTTCGGTATCGAGCCTCGTAAAACGAATGGCAAGAAAGTCTATGATGTATCGCTTGTTGATCTGCCGATGGAATCAGAGGGCGAGTCCTTAGCATTCTAACGATGATCGAGCAGACATTTTTATAGGAGGCAATCATGCAGTATGAAGCATTCACAGATATATTTACAACAGAGTTCAAGTCATTCACATCAAGGATGTGGCTTGACTACTGTGATGAAACAAAAGGACCCTATGCCAAGACCAAAGATTATGCAGGCTATGTCCGCAAGAACCTCAAGTGGTTGGTCAAGGAGTTCAACAAACGCAACGGCAAAGAGGAGCTGAACATTAAATGAAGACAGGGGAATACTGGGTGGAGAAAATATCTTACGCAGATACCAAGCCGTTTATCTTGGACATACATTACGCTAAACGAATGCCTTCAATTAGTTATGCCTATGGCTTGTTCGACAATGATAAGCTGGTGGGCATTATCAGTTATGGCTCTCCTGCCTCTCCGCCTTTGTGCAGAGGTATAGCTGGAGATGAAAACAAAGCTTTGGTGCTAGAACTCAACAGATTGGTTCTTAAGCACAACAAAAAAAACCAAGCATCTATGCTTATAGGAGCATCGTTTAAGCTGTTACCAAGACCTAAAATTATTGTGAGCTATGCAGACAAAGCACAAGACCACTTGGGCGTGGTGTATCAAGCTACAAACTTTATGTTTACGGGAACATCTAAACCAAGAACAGACATGGCTGGAAAAGAAGGCAAGCATTCAAGGCACCATCTGGGTGATAGAAGTAAAAGAGTCTACAGGAGTGCAAAGCATAGGTATGTCTACATCCTTGCAAACAAAAGAGATAAGAAAAAGTTAATGAATGATTTAAAATACAAAGTTATGGATTACCCAAAGGTGGAGAAAACATCATGAAGACCTCCAGTGCAAAAGCAAAAGGCAGAAAGCTCCAGCAGTGGGTGGTGACTAAGCTCATCGACATACTGAAGTTAGATGCAGAAGACCTAGAGAGCAGACCGATGGGTAGCCAAGGTGAAGATGTCATACTCGGCAAGCAATCAAGAGACGCATTCCCCTACAGCATTGAATGCAAGAACCAAGAAGCAGTGAATGTCTGGAAGTCATACGA